GTGGCGGAGGCGGCGACACTGGTACTGGCGGTGGTGATGGAGGCGATGGTGACGGAGGAGATGGCGGTACAGGCGGAGGCGATGGCGGTACAGGCGGAGGCGATGGTGGCGGTGACGGCACAGGCTCTGGTTCTGGCTCTGGTTCTGGCTCTGGCTCTGGCACTGGAGGAGGCTCAGGAGGAGGCAGTGGTTCTGGTATAGGTTATGGAGGAGGGTCACAAACTGAGTCTCTTTTTGCAGACTTCTTAAAGCTACAAAAGCCACAAGATACACAAGAACTCTTGCAATATGCACAACAAGCTCCAGAACAAGGCATGATGTCACCTAGCGCACGTAATGACATTTTACTTGAATTTATACAAGCTAATCCCAATGCTGGAATGTTAGCAAACTTACAAAGGAATAGAAGATGACTTATCTAGAACTAGTCAATAAAGTATTAGTAAGACTTCGTGAGAATGAAGTTGCTACTGTTAACGAGAACGCATACTCTAAGCTCATAGGCGCTTACGTTAGTGACGCTAAGAGATCAGTAGAGAACGCATGGGACTGGACAGGACTACGTAACACGCTAACAGTAGCTACACAAGCTAACGTCTTTAACTATGTTCTTACAGACAAAGATAATACTATTAAGATTCTAGATGCAACTAACGACAGTCAGAATTCTTTTTTAAGTTACAAAACTTCACGTTGGTTTGACAATGCCTTCCTAGACTTTGAGAGTGTTCCTAAAGGCACTACGTCCTTCTACAGCATTAACGGCATCAATGGTGTTGACTTATACCCTATTCCTGACAAAGAGTACACACTGCGCTTTAACGTAGTTCTGAGAACTTCAGACTTTGTTAACGACACTGACAGATTGGACGTACCTTATAACCCTGTTATTAGACTAGCGTTAGCGTTAGCTGCTAGAGAAAGGGGAGAAACTGGAGGCACAAGCGCAGCAGAGTTGTTTGGGCTTGCTGACTCTTCACTGGCAGATGCCATTGCTATGGACGTTGCTTTACATCCTGAAGAAACTATCTGGTACTCATAATGGCTCAACAATTACAGAATTTAACAATAGCAGCCCCAGGATTTTTCGGTATTAACACACAGGATTCTCCTATTGGCATAGACCCTGCATACGCCTCTATTGCTGATAATTGTGTTATTGATCAGTTTGGTAGAGTAGGTGCTCGACAGGGTTATCAGCTAGTGACTACTAACGGCTCTAGTGTCTTAGGAACTAGCCGTGGTATTACTGGCATGCTTGAGTACATTAGCAGAGCAAACGTCACAACAGTCTTCTCAGTAGGTAACTTAAAGATATTCACAGGCACTACTACTCTAGTAGAGTGTACGTTACCCTCTGGTTACACTATTACTGACGACGACTGGAAGATTATATCTTTTAACGACGATGTTTATTTCTTTCAAGATGGACATCCTCCTCTAGAGAGCGTACAAGGCTCAACAACTCTAGTATTATTAGTAACCACAGGAGGTGGCACAAATCAACCTCCTCCAGCCAACGAAGCACTGGCGGCTTATGGTCGTATATGGGCTGCTGATCTACCTACTAACAAGTACACTGTCTACTGGAGTGACCTACTAAACGGTAGTGATTGGCATGGCAACGCTTCAGGCTCTCTTGATTTAACGCTTGTGTGGCCTAACGGTTATGACGAAGTTGTCGCTCTTGCGGAACACAATAACTTCCTACTAATCTTTGGTAAGAAGAATATTCTTGTCTATTCAGGAGCAGATAACCCTAACGCTACTACCTTCCAACTACATGACACCATTGAAGGAACAGGTTGTATTGCTAGAGACTCTATACAGTCTACGGGTACAGACTTGCTGTTCTTGTCTACTCGTGGTCTTATGTCTTTAGGTAGACTAATACAAGAGAAGTCGCTGCCTCTTAGAGACGTTAGCAGGAACGTAAGAACTGACCTGTTGAACTTTGTAGCAACTGAAGAACAATCTAATGGGCATAGAGAGTCTATTAAGTCTATCTACAGCCCTATAGACGCATTCTACCTGTTAACACTACCTGATAGTAAGGTTGTCTACTGCTTTGACGTTAGACAGCCGTTAGAGAACGGAGCCTTCCGTGTTACCACTTGGACAAGCCTAGACCCTGTAGCCTTCTGTATGTTTGCTGACGATACCTTACAGATGGGTCACAGTGAGGGCATTGTTAAGTACAAGGGTTACTTAGACGGTACAGACACTTACCAGATGCGTTACTTTAGCAACCCGTCAGACTTTGGCAACGCTTCTAATCTAAAGTTTCTCAAGAAGTTTAACTTAACTATTATTGGTGCTTACGCTACAGACATTACTCTTAACTGGGGTTATGACTACACGGAGGCTTACACTAAGCAAGTTCTTAGCTTTGGAACTACAAACGCTATTGCAGAGTACGGAATAGCTAAATATGGCATAGCAGAATACTCTGGTGGCGTTGACGCTTTAATTAACACACCTTCTGTCAACACTGGCGGTAGCGGCTCTGTTGTCACTATTGGTCTAGAAGCTCAGGTAAACGGAACATCTCTTTCAATACAAAAAATTGACATACACGCCTTAATGGGGAGACTTATCTAAATGTCTAATTATACAAAAACTACTAACTTTACTGCAAAAGATTCGTTGCCCTCTGGCGATACAAATAAGATTGTACGAGGATCAGAAATTGACACGGAATATAATAGCATTGCTGTTGCTGTTAACAGTAAATCTAACACTGCTAGTCCTACATTCACAGGAACTGTCGCTGCGACGACACTCAATGTTTCAGGCGTTGTTACAGCAGGAACTATAACTGGAGGTGCATTCTAATGCCTTACGATGCTAATGGTAATTGGGTAGCGGATACAACTACTCCAGGTTTTGATAATACTGGTGGACTTACTCTTGATGGTGCTCCTGCTAACTCCACTGCTGCTGCTGCTGGTTCTGGTTTTGATATTGGTGGGTTTTTAACTGATTTTATGAGGACAGGTGGTAGCTACTATCTTGGTGATGAAAACATAAAAAATGTACAAGCCACAGGTAGAGAACTACAAGACGCTACAGGATTGCTCTCTGAACAAGCAAGAGCAGGAACAGCTTTTCAGCCTTACTCTGTTACTAGTGACTTAGCTAACGTAGCCACTAACGCTCAAGGCGGCTTTGATGTTAACTTAAATCCTCAACAGGCTGCTATGCAAAAGCAGCTAATGGGGCAAGCACAGGGTTTATTTGGACAGGTAGGTCAAGACCCAGCAGCACAGCAAGCGGCCATATACGAGCAAATAAGAGCCACACAGCGCCCTGATGAGCAACGACAGGCTTTAGACACAGAAGCTCGTCTCTTGAGTCAAGGTCGTCTAGGTGTTTCTTCTAATCAGTATGGCGGTGGTTCTCCTGAGTTGTTTGCTCAAGAGACAGCTCGTCAAGAGGCTATGGGTCGTGCTAACTTAGGCGCTAGAAATCAAGCACTAGCAGAGCAAGAACAGTCTCTGAGAGGCGCTCAAGGTCTGTTAACTGCTGGTTATGATCCACAAAAGAATGCTCTTGCTATGCTACAAGGCAGTGCAGTACCTGCTGGATATGCTGATATTGGTCGTAGAACTGGTACTGAACTAGGTTCGCAGCTAGACGTTGCAGGCTTAGAAGGACGCTTGAATGCTGAACAGATGGCTAATCAGCTAAGACTAGGACAGCAATCAGCTCTGTTAGAAGGCATGGTTGGGTCAGAGATGTCTACTAGAGATAAGCTGTTAGCTGCTGCTTTAGATCAAGGCACAGACGGTACTGGTGGCTTAATGGCAGCTATCTTTAAGAAATTTGGATTAGGAGGGTAAGGCTAATGGCTATTCAACAAGATTTAGCAGGATTATTAACAGGTATCTCTAGTACACAACAAGCTGTACAGCCAGCACCTGTTGCTGGTTCTAAGAACTTTGCAGGGATGTTTGGAGCACAGCAGGCGGCTAAGTTGTCTGGCGGTATTCAGTCTATGACTGGTCAAACCTCTAATCAAGAAAAGCTTAGATTGGCTTTAGGGTCGTTAGACATTAACAAAACAGCAGACCTTAAAAAACTTATTCAAATTATGCAAGCCACAGGTGACATTAAGACAGCTACAGCACTTGCCGCAAAGCTACAAGAAAAAACACTGGCAGCTACTCAACGAGAAGGGTTAATTAAACAAGCTAAAGATTTAGGGCTAGACCAAACTGCTGAGGTTCTTATCGCTGGTGGGGACATGGAGGCGGGAACTAAGCAAGTCTTAGAGCAAGAAGAGCGTAATGTTGTTGCTAAACAAGGCCGTCAAGGCAAGATGGCTGTGGCTAAGGCTAAAAACGCTGGACAAGCTGTGTATGACGAAATAAAAAGAGGTAAGTATGATAAAATGTCAGACACTCTTTTTTTAGAGACTATGAAAGGAGAGAAGGCAGATTTAAAAACTTTTAAAAGATCGGAAGAGCACACGTCTG